TTAGCTTCACGATCACCGAAAACACGCTTTGACTCACGAATCTTCGTGATCTCTTCGTTTTTCTCTTCGAGTTGAGCTGCAAAAGTTTTGATAACTTCATCAATCTTTGCATCTTTCTCAGCCAGTTTTGCTTCAACATCTTTCAAAAGACGCTCTGCACCTGACTCAACGCCTACCTGGATAGCAGACTTAACTTCTTGTTCTTGAGCAGCTTTCTGAGCAGCTTCAGTGGCTGCTTTTTCTTCTGCTTCTTGTGCTGCTTTAGCCGCAGCGGCTTTTTCTTCGGCTTGCTTCATTGCAATTTTAGCAGCAGTTTCTTCAGCTACTTTCTTAGCGAATGCTTCCAAGTCGATTTGGGTATTAACTTCAGACATTTTTGTCTCCTGTTCTGTGGTAGATTTTTCTACCTCATCCGGTGTGTCACTAGCTACGCTTGATGCATTAACATCGTCATTAGCCAGAGACTGACCGGCTAGATCCACACGATTGGTTGATTTAAAAGTTTTTTTGAATTCTTCGTACTCTGCCATAGAGTCAAAAGATTTCGATAGCGAGAAAGTTGCTGCTTGATTGCAGGGCACAGAAACAACTGATACCTCAAACAACTCAGCGTCCTTAATCATTAATCCGTCAGTTTCCGCAATGTAATCAGCATCCTTGACTCGGAAACCAACAGAAAATGCTCCAAGGATACCTTCTTTGACTAGTTGTGCAACATGGTCTGGTGCTGATTTTGAGATTTTTGCTTTAAGCTCCAATCCGTTTTCAGTTACCTTTAACCCGGTTGCTCTGCCAATAGGCTTGTCATAATTATGATTGAAAAGAATGATAGGATTCTTCTCAAAGTTTGATAGTCCACCTTTTGTCCAGGCCTCTGCCTTGATGACATCGTTTGCACGATCTTGATCGGCGGTACTTGCCATTCCACAGATGTGAACGCCTCCGTCATCTTCTTCGAGGGCTTTAAAGGTAGAGGTAAGATTAAAAATCTTTTCCATATTACTTACCTTGAGTAACCGCAGGCTTTTTAACTGCGGGCTTAGCCACAGGCTTTACAACCTTAGGCTCGGCCACTACAGGCTCTGGTGCTGGAACAGGTTCTGGCTTTTTAGGTGCAAAGATTTCAGGCTTTGCAAGCTGAACGGCCTTTACTGCTCTTGACCAGTTTCCGTAGGTTTTTCTAACTGCTCTCGGTAAAACCGGATCAGCAACTAGAGCCATGTACCCGCTATATGTAATTGCTGCAGGTAAATTATAGTCCTCAAAGTCTTTACAAAGTCTATTGAGAATTTCTCGTCGTTGTCTTACTGACATTAATTGTCTCCTTCTGTGGGTCTTCCACCTTGGCTAGCATCTACTGCACTACCTGCAATATTTGCTGGAACACGTAAATCATCATATCCTTCAACTGGCTCCATGCCTAAGTTTTTTCGTGCTTCATTTGGAGAAATAATACCAGTATTTACAAGTGAAGAATAATAAGCTGCTTGATCTCGTAGCTCGGGCTGAAGAGCCGGAATATTTGTTACATCTTCTGTAAGCTCGAATCCAAAATATCTTTCAAGTGCAAAGTTTAGTTTGCGAACAATCGGAAGAACTGTTTCCAGGTAGTACAATCTTAGGTTTGGACGTAAGTTTGCATTATTTCCTGAATCTAAAAGAATTGGCGGCATTCCAAGTGCTTTGAGTATAATCTTTTCATTTTCTGCGATTGCGTTCTGAAAATCTAGTTCTCGAAAATTTACGTTTGATACTTTATCAATCTCAATACCGCCATCAAGAATCAGAGGTCGTCGACCGCCTGCATCTGGCTTATATCGAGCTTGCCATGAAAGCAGCATACGCTCTTTAATTTTCTCTGAGAGAGTATTTGGTGATTTAAGTACTAGACCTGGAACAGCTCCGTTTTTAAAGAAGTTATCTTGAAAGTTTCTCATGCGCATCATTAATTGAATGGTGCGTAGAGCTGGACTTAATCGAGGAACCCCGCGATAGATTGAGTAAAAAGAGTTCTCTTTTACATGAATAATTTCGCTTGGCTTATAGTTGATACGCTCTTTATAACTATACTTTTCTACATATGTTGTATCACTTGCATGAATAACCATATCCGCTGCAGGTAGATGATAGAGGTGAACTCCATCAAAGTATAAAAAGATGTTTCCATCTAGGATCATATCAATAATTACGTTACGACGAAAAGTATTAACATCCTGAAATGGGTTTGGTTCTTTATTTAAAAGAAGGTCAACTCGACTTCTTTTAATATTCTTTGCTACACTTAGACCTTTATGAGGATCTCCCACACGAGTAGGTATTTCTGCTGCATCGTCTACAATCATATTTACAGCACGGTTTACGATTTCAATCTCTTCGTATGCGCGCTCATAGTTGAATGTAGGCTCACGAGAAGGCTCTACTTTATGATCATAGTAGGGCTGAGCTGGATTCAACTTTTCTTCGTAGTCTTCTTTGTTTCCGCCAAAGATTTTGTTATACCATGCCATGTTTTTCTCGTTGAATCTCAACCCACTTCATCTGCTTTTTTGCAGTACCTAAGCTAGGGTTTCTTCCATAAATTGAGTGTAACTTTAAGTGATGTTCGTGACATAAAGTTACTGTATGTTCGTAAAGCTCAGCCCAGTTTTCTTCAATAAATTCATCTCGCCATATTGTAATATACTCATCAGTATAGTGGTCCGGACGAATTTTCTGTTTTTCTTTCAACCACTTGTCCAACAAAGGAGTTAATGTATAAAAGTGGTGAAAGTCTAGCTGAGTAGTTTCTCCGCAAATGTGACACTCAGAACCTTTTTCGTACTTTGACTTTGCTCGGTCCCGAATGTATTTAATTTTGTCGCGTTTTAACTCTTTCATTTTTCATTACCAGAATTATATCGGTTACTAGGTAAATTGTCAAACATTATTTTTCGGCTGGTATCTTCAGAACGAACTCTGACTTATCTCAAACGAATATAATGCATATCGAAGCGCATCTGCCATGTGGGATGCGCGATTATGTTTTGGCTTTTCTCTTGCAAGGTTGGGGTTTGGATCCCATTGATACTGATCTAAGCAGGCCAAAGTCTCTAAACAACGCTGATCTACAAGAAGATTATTGTTGTCAACAATTGCAGCCACATGAGCGATGCCGTCGAGAACTGATTTCTTTGCATTGATTGTAGAAATATCGTAGTTCTGTGCAAAGTCGAATCGAGTCTGTTGAGCAGCGGCGTCAATGTAAATATAATCAATATCCCATTTTTCCATGAGTCTACGAATTTCGATTGCGTGCTGCTCTGTTGTCTTTTCTGCGTCTAGGTATTCGTCGAGGACGTAGTATTTTTCTTCGTCCCAGTCGTATCCAATGACGCAGAACGCTGTCGGGTCTCTGTAGCCCACGTCGAGTCCTGCGAATACGTCGAATCTCCTCGTCTCAAGGCCCTCACAATTAACCAGACAAGTTTCGTGATCGAAATTCCAGATCTGTCCTTCAAAGGTGTTGAAGTCTGCTTCATATTCCTGTTTAAATTCAGCCTCGGACATACTTTTTCGAGCTTCCGCAATATCGCTTTCAGACATGCGAGGATTATCTTTATAAGTAGCTCGAATAGAGCACCATTCCGGAAATTCATCATTAAACCCTCGATCGAAGAATTCAGCAAACCAGTTATTCCTGCCACGAGGTGTCGAGATAAAGATGGCTTTTGAGTTTTCTTTATCAAGAGTAGGACGAAGTGCGACATTAAATGCATCTCTGCCGTCTGCTAACGCTGCTTCGTCGAAAATAATGAGGTCGTAACTTCTGCCTACGCAGGAATCGACCTGGTTTACTGAACCCATTCGTATAGTTGAACCGTTGTCCAACTCAATTACTTTATCTTTTGCATTATCCCTTTTGACTTCCAACTCAAAGTGTTTAATCAACTGACGTTGTAAGTCAAAAGAAATCTGAGACAAGGAGTAGTTTGGTGACATTATTAGTATGTTGGAGCCGGGGACAAGCGAGACAAGTTGACCAATTATATTTGCTATGTATGTCTTTCCTTGTCTTCGAGATACTGCTGCACAAACAAAACGATATTTCGGATTGTTAATTGCATTTATAATCGCTCTCTGCGATGGCAAAGGCTGTACGCCGAGTAGTTCCAAATAGGGATCTACTGGTAATTTAAGAAATCTTGTCTCAGATTGTAAATCTAAAATCTCATCAGAGATAATGTCTCTACGACTTATTTGTATTGCCATAGTGGCCTCTTATTTTTTTCCGTCGCCCTTTGTTCCAGTATATAGCCCAAACCATGCAGCACCCGCTCCGATTACTACGGAGATTAAACTTGCCTGCTGGGTTGTTGGATCTGGTAGTGCTATAAACCAGCCAAAAGATTTGTATAGCAGATAAAGGTATGTACCTATAAAAACGCGCGGAAAGATTCTCCACGCATCGAGTGCTTCTGCTAAATGAACACTTTTTATAAATGGATTTATTTTTGGATCGCTTACTACTTTGCTATCCAATTTATCCTTTAATTCTTCTATTTGTGCTGTAAGTGCAAGAAAGCGGTCAAGGCTTAATCTTACTTCTTCAGTTTTCTGATCAGTTTCCATACTTTTGCAACCAGTAATTTTAATGCCACGTCCTGGGGAAGATAAAACCAAAAGTTTTTCTCATGTCCGAGCTTTTCCATTTCTGCCCAAGGAACGAAAGTAAGTGTCCAGTTGTCAGCATACATTTTACCATAACGAAGAACAACGTGTCCTTCTCCGTTTATTGTAATTACACGACGAAGCTGAGCCTTAAAAGTAATTAAATTCCACCAGAACTTCCATAGAGACTTTCCACTGATTAAATACAAAAGAGTAAGTGCGTAATCTTCACAATCTCCAACGTATGGATGCTCTTTCATAATCTTCCAATTGTCTCGAATATCATACTGTTCAGTATCATACTTGTACTTCCAGGAAGAGTTTAATTCTGTGAGCTCTTTTTCAAACATTACCATTTTACCTTGTCAGCCCAGTAAGCTGCACTCATTTTTCCTTTTGCAATATTCTTTGCGTGTCGTGCTTTAAATGATGCTCTCTTCTTTTTCATTGCAGCTGATTCGCCTGATTTTGGCTTTCCAGCCGTTTTTGCGCCTTGCTGCCCAAATCGAATGGTCTTTACTTTATTGCCAACCTTTGCTACAACAATGTGTGACTTTTTTGGATGGCCTGGAGTACGCTTTGGTTTATTATAGCCAGATACTCCGGCACGCTTTAATCGTGAGTCTTTTTTCTTAACGCTTCTTTTTCGTGCTGCCACGTCTTTGTCTCTTACGAGGAAATGTAGAAACATTTCTCGGCTTTCCTCCAGGATTTCCTGCTGCTCTCTTGCGACGAATAGCAGACTTACGTTGGGCTGGAGTCATGCGAGCAGCTTTTGCTGCAGGCACACATTTAGGGTATTTCTTGCTACTGGCTTTTTTTCGTCCGCAGGGTTTATAGCCTCCGCCCTTCTTTGGACGAGAAATATCTACCCAATTCTCTTTAAACCATTTAGCAAGACCTACTTTCATGCCAATTTTTTCTTTTGACATTACTTCATTGGTTTACGCTTCTTGCCGCCGCTGCAAGTAGGTCCATGATACTTAATCATTTTGAGCCCATGCGGTATCTACCGCCTCGTGCCTTGTAAGTTTTTACAAGCCAACCATTTGCGTAAGCAGAGGGATATACTTTAAACTTCCTCTTCGCTTCCGCCTTCACTCTCGAATACAATTTCTTGTTCGTCGGTACAGGTTTCTTCTTCGAAACTTTCCTCTTTCGGGGCATCTACTTTTCCATAGGCAGCTTCTGCTTCTGCCTCTGTTGCAAACTTATGCAGCTTACCATTGTCATCGCGAAAACACCAATGTCCACGTTTTTGATAAATCATTTCTTTCTCCGTTTCTTCAAGGTCGCTCTGTTTGTCTTCTTATTGTACTTATAGTTTTTTACAGATTTTCCTGAAGCCTTCGCAGCACGCGCCTTTGCGCGTTGACCTGCTGTCATGGCATTACGCCTTTTACCTTTTGCTGTGAGTTTTCCGTTTTTTATCAACCCCGCTTTAGTGAGAAATGCGTAAGCACGAGACTTTGCATTTTTTATACCCTTACTACGAAGCTGGCGCGTGAGTCTTTCTACAATTGCAGGCACTGCTTTAGTCCTCTTTCTTAATTATCTGCTCATTCCAAAGAGCAAACAAAGTTTCCAGCTTTTCATGCTGCGTTTGATTTATGCCGTTCTCTTTGTTTAAATCAATTCTAAGCTCATTCATATGATCTTTAATCTGAGTAATTTCTTCAAGTCTTTGATGTATTGTCATTAACTGAGCATTTTGCATCATATCATCAGGAAGCGAACCTAGTTCTCCTCGGGGCCACTTCACTCGAAACTCAGAGTTTTGTTTCATTTCTTGCTTAAAAAGCATTGTCTCTCTTTCGAGAACAGCAATTCTATTTGTAACTTCAAAGTATCCCATTACAGCCACGGCAGTAGCAAATATCATTGCTAGCAGGTTTCGTACAGGTATGGTAATCGTGGAGTTCTCATCAAGCTTTAAGTCTTCCATTGCCTTTCCTATTGCGCTTTTTCTTCTTCGCGGCTTTAAAAGCGGCTAAGGTAGGGCGCCCTTGCTTCTTAGCTGTCGCATAAGTCTTTCTACAATTGCAGGCATTACTTAAAAAGAAATAGTCCTCCAACAATACCGGATGCTGCGGTCGTAATTACGGCCCAGAATAGCCGAGTAAGGCTAGACATAATTCTTTCATGATTTTCCATTGAGTTCTTCAGCATTATCTGAGTACTTTCAAGATTACCGAGTCTTTCCCCCATTTTATCGCGAGAATGTTCAAGAGTTTCAATCTTCTCTTCGACGCGGGCGAGTTGCACTACAAACTCCGATAGCTTATCAATCTTTTCCTCGATTCTGTCGAGTCTTCGTTGATCAGCTTGTAAGTGCTCTTTAAATACATTTTCTAGGCTACTCAGATCCATTTAAAAGTTTTTCCATCAACTTTCCGTAGTTGCCTTGACCAAATGGTAATGCTTCATTGATCTGCACATTTGTTTGATTTTTGATGGAAGAACTCTCAGCTTTCAGCAACTCTGCTTGTGCTTTTAATTCATCCATTCTCATCTTATGTGCCATCATCATGAGGTCAGCTAAATCTTTTGAAGAGTACACACCAGTTTCCTGGGCTTCCTCAAGTTTACTATTTATCATTTCGTCAAGCACGGAAGCAATGTTGTTCTTATTGCGATAACCCATGTCTAAATAAACCGTATCAATATACCGCTTGACTTCTCGCTTATTTAGCAACTCAACTACCTTATCTTCCTGAACGCCCATGTATTCGCAGACAGCACGAATATTGCCATACTGCAGATAACAGTTTGCAATTTCAAGCCCTTCCGGAGAGATTGTAGTGATTTCTTTTGCCATGTTAGAATTATACTTTTATAGGTGTTTAATGTCAAGAACTATTTTTGTATGCTATGCTTGTAAAGACGGATATAGTACTTCACAACCGCAGGGTGGTGTCGAGGGTCAGGAAGGTTTGGATACTTTTTTATAAAGTCTTCAACTGTCATTGCGAATAAAACTCGGTACTATAGGCCATACAACATCTTCTAATTTAGAGATGCCCGTTAAATTGCTTGTAATATCTCTGAGCGATTGGCGATATTGCAGAGCTTCTGTTTTTTGTGTTTCTGTAAGAGTATTATCTGGTAACTGGGTCCAGTCGCTTATATAAAGTCTACGATCTCTTTCAAGTCTCACAAAATCTGCAAATGCTGCTTCTGTCCAGCTCCATGCTCCATTTATCCATTGAGCTGCAGGATTTGGCCGAGCCTCTCTTAAGATAAAAGTATCTGTATCGAAATCATAAATATGGGTTTCCATAAATTTTCCCATATTATCAAGACTTTCATATACATATTTTACATATAAGCCCTCAGAAACATCCGGCTCATCTCCATATCCTTCAGGCATATTAAGACCTGTAGATAGTTGCATTCGTTCAATCTGCCCATCGGGCTTTATAAATGCGATTCCTTTCATAAAAACTTTTCTCCAATTATTTGAGACTGAAAATTCTTTGCGTAATTTGTAGTAAAAAGCGTAAAAGAACCTAGAAAATATATTCCAGTTCCATAAGTTGAGGTCTGATTTGCAATCATCTTACGATTGTCATACCCTCCAATGATCCAAGTGTCTGAAATATCTACATATTTTGCAATATCCGTTGTGATCGGCGAGTCTACTGCAGGATTTCCTGTGTAGGCGAACGCGTCATCGTATTTAATAATACTAAAAGCTCCCGGCTGTGTATATTTTCGAGAGTCATATGTTATAACACTACTCTCATCTAATACCTGTATTCCGTATGTGCTATTTCCAGTAGGTGCGGACTCGATTGGTTTACAGTGTATATAGTCAAGCGAAGTTACTGCAAATCCTGTAGGACTAAGCACGCTTGAAGGGTTTGTAACAGTTTGAAATTCCATCGTAGAGTATGTTGTATCATTGAAATCAAACTTCATTTGAAAAACTACAAAATCTGCGTAATCAACCGGATACCTTATAAACACTAAGTCTTCCCCTGGCACAAAGGGAAGCGAAGGAGATCCCACTGTTGTACCTGTTCCAACCGCTACAGGTACAAAATCTCTCATTGGAATAGTGGAATCTAACTGAATTCCTCCACTATTTGAAAATATTTCTATTCCATATGCCATTATTTTAACCTCACAGCAAGATATTTTACAGTAATATCGGCAGGATTTGTATTTGTAATTGTAAAATTACCATTATATCTATTGAAACTAATGTTATTTGCTCCTTGTTTAATAATTAAAGCAACCGTATCAGTATTTGTAGGAGTCATGCCTGCTACATTTATAACTCCACTTGTTGTGTTTGCGTATACAACTACCGAACCTTTATCAATAATATTTGTTTTTTGTTTTGCTGGGCTAAGTACAAGGTCTCCTGTTGAACTAAATACTTCAAATCCATACGGCCCCGCTCCGATTCCCTCAAATACAATATCCATTGACGTTCCTACAGAGGAGAAGGGATTTGTACTTACACCAGTCCAGTAAAGCCCTACAAATCCATTATCTATAAAACTTGGAGGAACGGAACTTGAAATAGAGCTTGCAGTAAATCGAGTACCATTAATTATAATTGCATCAAATACGGATGTTGTATAAGAAGAAGGCGACTGACTCGAAAGTATATGATCAGCATTAAGTCTTATGTAAACTCGATTATCCCCAGCAGACCATCGACAAGCGTGTAAAACATATAGCTTACTATCTTTTCCGACAAAGAAAGTATTATACGCTTGTCCATAATATGCAAAAGGGCCATTATCAAAGCCAATATACGTATATGTATTATTAACAGCTCCGGTTCGAGATCCTACAATCAAAGGGATTGTTTTGTTTACTATAAGCTCCTCAAATAGAGGCTCAGTTGTAGTATCTCCGTAATAACCTATTCCTTGACTTTGCCAGGACGCGTATAATTCGTCCATAACTAGAGGGCTACGATCATTTGTTGTGGCATAAGTAGGAACATTTGAGTAGATTACAGCTTTTGCCCACTCTGTGGCATCACTACTTGTTACTGCACCTGCTGAGCCCCCGATTGTTACAATATCGGCTCGATTAATTCCACCCCAAACTTGGTTTGACGTGCTACTACTTACCAGGAAGAAAGATTGCAAATTGCTATTTACAGAAGAGTTATTTGCAATTCGAATTATTGCAATCGCAAGAGTATTTGCATACGCCTCATTAAAGTATGCG